AAAATATAAAAACTCAACACAACATACAGAAAAACGATCAAACAAACTTTCAAGCATTCAAGCATTCAAAGCATTAAAGAATTTTAAGTTTCCTCAATCGTTCAACATTCAATATTCGAAATGGCAGCAGTTACCATGCTGTTTGGTTCCATCCCCACCACCTTTGGTATGAGCAAGGCTTCACCTAAGCCGGCGTGTGGAACGACACGCTCCAGTAGCCTACCCGCAAATCTGGTTGCCCACCAAGTTGTGGCACACATCACTGTTCCTCTCTACGACTTCAACGCAAAGAAGTGTTTTGAGGATTTGGAAGAGGCATGCGCTAAGCGTGTTTCACTAATGCCCGAAGGTCGAGTTGTCTCGACCAAGAAAGCGTACGTATGGAAAGAGTACAGCGCACAGCAGTTGCGCAACAAGAAACGCCGCCAAGCGGCAGTGGAAAGAGCTTTTGCAAAAGGCTCTAGCAATACAAAGGAGATGCACGTAGATAGTGCACCTCCATGTTTAAATCCGGGGACCACAGAAAGCTTCAAGTCTCCGTATTGGAGACGGAGTGTTAAAACTCAAAAGAAGGTAGTGAAGAGGAGAATTGTCAAGTTGGATGACAATCAATTGAGCAACTTGATAAAAACTGTCATGAAGGCGTGCAAGCAGGCAGACAAGCCGATTTACGTGTTTGAGCGTAATAAGAGGCCGAATGTATTCACCCATCCTCTGGTGATGGGTCGTAAACATTGTCGGATCCATTTGCAACACTTTGAGAACAAACTAAAACGCACTGATCTCCACCTCAGCAACTTCGCAAGACAGTATGTGCTCCCCCATGCGTGCATTCAATTCCATGAGCTACGTCGACTCAAATTTAGACCTGGTGATTGTGGTCTAATTGTGGATGCGGCATCAATGCCGCTGCTTACTAGTGAGTACGACGACAAGTTTTTCATACTCAGAGGGAAATTTTTGGAGCAGTATATTGACGCTCGAGAAACATTGGAATCGTGGGAGTTGGAGCTGCTCGAGCAGTATAGTGCAGGTGCCAAATTTTGGGCCGGATACGATAGGAAATTTGGGCAGTATCGTCCAAAGAACATCAATCACACATGCGAGTCAAATTTTAATGTCGAAGAGTGTGGTGAAATTGCAGCATTGCTAACGCAAGCAATTTATCCATGTGGCCGCATCACATGCTTACAATGTGCGAAAGACTATGCCGGCGTTGATGACGTTGACTTGAATGACTGGATCCAGCAGAGAAGAAGCCCGGACTGTGTGCGAGAGTTGACGCAGAAGACGTCGTTTCCTCATCTTGAAAGGGTCGTGAATCTGACTACTTTGCACCAACCTAGTGAACTCACGAATACTAAAATATTTGAGGAAATTCATTCGCTTATAGGGTCCATTTCAGAGATTCCTTATAAGCAACTGAACGATCTCAACTCCATTCTGTTGAGGATGGGTGTTGATCACAAGAAGGATTATGTTTTGGCTGTCAATGCTCTTCATGATGTGGTAAAGTACATCAAAAACCGAACAGACAGCATCAATCGAGCTGAATTGGTGCATTTTAGAAACAAAAGGTCGGCTAAGACTCATTTCAACTCTGATTTAATGTGTGACAACCAGCTCGACAAGAATGGAAATTTCATATGGGGCCTTCGTGGTTATCATGCTAAAAGGTTCTTCGTGAATTACTTTGAGAAGGTTGTTCCAAAAGAGGGTTACGACAAGTTTGTAACACGTCGGTCACCGAACGGTTCACGACAATTGGCGATATCGAAGTTGATTGTTTCGACGAATTTCGATACGTTTCGCCACCAGATGCAAGGTGAGCCAGTTGAACCAATGCCGGTCACAGAAGAATGCATTGGGAGACGGAGGGGTAACTTCCTATACCCCTGTTGTTGTGTCACATATGACGATGGGACACCAGCACTGTCTGAGTTCGTTCTCCCAACGAAGCATCATCTAGTCCTTGGGAACACTGGCGATGCCAAATACGTTGAGATGCCAACAGACGAGCAGCAGACAATGTACATAGCCAAAGAGGGCTACTGTTACATCAACATATTTTTCGCAATGCTCATCAATGTTAGCGAAGACAATGCTCTCAAGTTTACAAAGATGGTCCGTGACACAATGGTTCCAAGGTTGAAACAGTGGCCATCAATGATGGATGTGGCAACCGCTTGTTACATGCTAACAATCTTCTTTCCTGACACAGCAAGTGCAGAATTGCCGAGAATCTTAGTTGATCACAAGAGCAAGACGATGCATGTGCTAGATTCGTATGGTTCAGTTACAACAGGATACCACATATTGAAGGCAAACACAGTGCAGCAGTTGTGTAACTTTGCTGACGGTCAATTAGAGTCGGAAATGAAGCATTATTGTGTTGGCGGCTTAAAGGCGGATGACTCAATTCATCTCAATATGAAGTGGCTCATCAAGGGAATTTATAATCCGGATTTCATGAAACAGGTGATTGAGGATGAGCCATTTGTGTTGCTCTTGTCAATGTTATCCCCCAGTGTTTTGATGGCTCTGTTTAATAGTGGATCACTCGAACTAGCCGCTAATTATTGGTTGCATAAAAGGCAAACAATCGGTCAGATCATGACAATGCTGTCTTTGTTAGCAGGAAAGGTTTCAGGCGCACGCGCTTTGACAAAGAGGCTAGAGATAATATCTGATAGCGCCGATGGATTCTTAACGATGATTGATCGCACTTTTGAGCCATATCACTCAGTTTATAATGCTCAAATCATTCTTATGCAGATGGTTGAGGTGAGAACATCGGATGAGGCCATTAAAATTAATGGTTTTGGAGCGCTGCGATCCACGGCACAAATTTGGGAGGAAAAAAGTTATCAGCAAGATTTGCTGGAAGCTTGGGCAGAATTAAGTTTGTTTACAAAACTTTCCTTAATTATTCGATCCAGGCGACTGCAAAGAGAGTATTCAGGCTTGTTTCCATTAGGCGACTCGAGCGATTTAATCGCCAAAGTGAGCACATCATTGAGTGCATCATTGGTGTGCCTCGGTCGGTACACAAAAGCAAAAGTTGTAAATACAAAGAAGCGCGTTGTGAGTAGATTATATGAGTTCACCGGTAGAAGCATGTGCAGTTTATTTAGAATTTATAGGAACTTTATGCCGGATTTCTTTGTTATGGTTTCAACTTTATCATTAATAATGTGTTGCATTTCCATAATCAGGAAAGCAAATTTGTACATACATGAGCACAGAGCTCTGAAGGAATTTAGAGCTGACAAAGAGTGTGGTGAGGCGTGGATGCAGATCTTCTACTCGTACTCTCGATTGAAGGAAAAGTTAGGAATGGAGCCAACTGAGGAAGAATTCATAGAATATTTGGGACGAATAGATCCACGTTTGGCCAAGATTTATGAACCAGCACGGGACGCCATCGACTTAAAGTTCCAAGCGAAGTCCCAGGAGCAGGCTCAATTAGAGAGAATTATAGCGGTCATAGCACTCATTTTGATGGTTTTTGACGCAGAAAGGAGTGATTGTGTGTACAAGATTCTAAATAAGCTGCGAACGCTAGTTGGAATTTCTAGCTCTGACACAATGAAGTTCCAAAGTCTAGATGATGCCAAAGATTTGCTTGAAGAAAAGAAGTTGACTGTGGATTTTGAAATAACTCATGATGACGCAACAAATCCAATAATGGCAGAAAGAACGTTTGCTCAGTGGTGGAGTCACCAGCTCACAAGAAATGTAACAATTCCACATTACAGAACTGAAGGATCCTTCGTTGAATTCACACGTGCAAATTCAGCAGAGGTTGCTGCCTCGATAGCCCATGGAGAATCTAGGGACATATTGTTAAGGGGCGCAGTTGGGTCTGGAAAGTCGACAGCTCTCCCATTTCATCTGAGCAGTAAAGGGTTTGTTTTATTAATAGAACCAACTCGACCGCTAGCTGAAAATGTTTTCAAGCAGCTCCGTCAAGCACCGTTTAATTGTAATCCATCTTTGAGGATGCGTGGCAACGTTTGCTATGGGTCGTCCCCAATTGCTGTAATGACGAGTGGATACGCACTCCATTTTTACGCTCACAATCCATCCAAACTTAAGGAAATTGATTTTGTGATCATCGACGAATGCCATGTGCAGGATGCTAATGCAATGGCATTTCGTTGTCTGTTACATGAGTTCGCATTTGGTGGTAGGATCATTAAGGCATCAGCGACACCACCAGGGAGAGAAGTGACGTTCACAACCCAGCATCCTGTTGAAATCAAGTCAGAGGCAAGTATGTCCCTCGAACAATTTGCCTCAAGCCAAGGTTCAGGTGCCAATGTGGATGCGACAGTTTATGGAAACAACATTCTTGTGTATGTGGCTAGCTATAATGAGGTGGACCAACTGAGTGCTCTCCTAATTAAAGCGGGCTTTAAAGTAACAAAAGTTGATGGGAGAACCATGAAGAGTGGTGGAACCGAAATAGTGACCAGTGGGACCGATAAGAAGAAGCATTTCGTGGTGGCCACAAATATCATTGAGAATGGTGTGACACTCGACATTGAAGTTGTGGTGGACTTTGGGATCAAGGTTGTGGCAGAAATTGATTGTGAAGCTCGGGCTGTGCGGTACAACAAAAAGAGCATATCGTATGGTGAGAGAATTCAAAGATGTGGTCGTGTTGGACGCCACAAACGTGGGTGCGCAATCAAAATTGGCGACACGGAGCGAGGAATTCATAGAATCTCATCTATGATTGCAACCGAAGCGGCATTCTACTGTTTTACATACGGCTTGCCAGTTATGACTGATGGGGTTTCGACGGCAATTCTAGAGAACTGCACCGTACAGCAAGCGAAGACAATGCTACATTTTGAATTGCCGATATTCTTCACGTCTCAGCTTGTTCGATTTGACGGATCAATGCATCCTGAAATCCACAAAGCCTTAATTCCTTATAAGCTCAGAGATTCAGAAGTTACATTAAATAAAATGGCTATTCCCTCACAAGTGGTATGTTACTGGAAGTCAGCTAGGGAGATGGCGATGCATGGATGCCGCTTACAGCTTGACGATGCTGTGATGATTCCATTCTACTCGAAAGATGTGCCGTACACGTTGTACGAGAGAATACACACAATTGTTAGAGAGCATAAAGGAGACGCAGGATTCGGCCGCATTTCAGGGTATAGTGCAGCAAGAATAGCATACACACTTCAGACGGATAGTGCGTCAATTCAGCGGACTGTGCACATTCTCGATAAGTTGATTGAAGGTGAGATGATGAAAAGGGACCATTTTTCGAATGCCTCAAGCGTCACGTTATGTTCCAAGAATTGGTCTCTTGCAAGCCTGGTTTCATCGATCAAAGCCCGCCACATGTCTGACCATACAGTCGAGAATATTAGCATTCTTCAGGCTGTTAAGGCCCAGTTACTAGAGTTCAAAAATGTGCAGCAAGATCATATGAAGATAGCAGATATGGAGAACTCAGGAGCTTTGGAGTGTATGTTCTTCCAAGATGAGAAGTCAATGAGTAAGCATTTAGGTTTGAAGGGACATTGGAATAAATCATTAATCACAAAGGATATAATGATTTTGATAGCTGCCTCAGCAGGGTGTGCGTGGATGTTATACGAGTACTTTGTAGCCAAAGTCAGCGAACCAATGGAATTCCAAGGCAGAAATAAGCGTGAAAGGCAAAAGTTAAAGTTCCGAGCAGCTCGAGATAACAAGCACGCATATGAGGTGCATGGTGAAGACGCCGACATGCAACATTATTTTGGAGATGCTTACTCGAAGAAAGGAAAGGGCAAGGGCACAACGATTGGTATGGGAGCCAAGACTCGGAAATTTACTAATATGTATAGCTTCGATCCTACAGAGTATTCATTTGCTCGATATGTTGATCCCTTGACTGGTCACACTTTGGATGAGCAGGTGACAACAGATATCCAGATGGTCCAAGAGCATTTTGGTAACATTAGGCGCCAATTCATAATTGAGGACTTGATAGATCCGGCGAGAAGAGGAGAAGGGATTGAGGCATACTTTGTGAAGAATCTTGGCAAGCAGGTGCTGAAAATAGATTTGACTCCACACAACCCATTCCGTGTGTGTGACAAGCATGAAACGATCGCAGGGTTCCCAGAAAGAGAGAACGAGTTGAGACAGACAGGAGCTCCTGTGTTGCTTCCAGCATCTGCCCTACCAACTGCAAATGAATTTGTTGAAGGCGAATTCGAAGGGAAAACAACTTTCAGTGGAATGAGGGATTACAATCCGATCGCACAGGCGGTGTGTCATCTGGAGAATGATAGCAATGGAGTTAGTCGGAAGTTGTATGGGCTTGGATACGGATCAGTGATTATAACCAATCAGCATTTGTTTAAGGAGAACAATGGAGTCTTGCGGATTAAGACTCATCATGGAGAGTATGTTTGCCCAAATACAACGTCGCTCAACATGTTTCCAGTGGAGGGATGTGACGTGCTAGTGATTCAGATGCCTAAGGACTTCGTCCCCTTTCCCCGTAGATTGAGATTCCGACAAACAAAGCCAGGAGAGAGAGTATGCATGGTGGGGTCAAACTTCCAGACTAAGAGCATATCCAGTGTGGTTTCCGAGTCAAGTGCGACCACTCGAGTCAACTCATCAAATTTCTATAAGCATTGGATATCAACAAAAGATGGGCAATGTGGGAATCCGATTGTCTCTCCCAAGGATGGGTGCATAGTGGGGATTCATAGCTTGGCAAGTTTAGTCAGTGACATGAACATGTACACGGGCTTCACTGATACATTTGAGGTGGATGTCATCAGCAAGCTAGATTCTCTAGATTGGACGAAGCGATGGAAGTTAAATTTGGATAAAGCCAATTGGGGGCCACTGAATATGCAGTCCGATACACCAAAAGATGATTGTTTTAAACTTTCAAAGTCGGTGTTTGATTTGGCTGAGGACTTATTTAAGTTTCAGGGACATGATGATTGGCTGTGTGCCAAGCTCGACGGAAACTTGAAGGCTATGGCAATGACCCAAAATGCTTTAGTCACAAAACATGTCGTGAAGGGGAAATGTCAGCTGTTTAGTACATATCTGGCTTGCCATCCTGAGGCCGAGGTCTTCTTTAAGCCACTGATGGGCGCATATGATAAAAGTCGGTTAAACAAGGAAGCATACATCAAGGACTTCACCAAATATGCTTCTCCAATCACAGTTGGTCTATTGGATGTGGATAAGTTTGATCGGGCATACTCATCGGTAGTCAAAGTGTTCGAGGAAGCAGGATTCACTCAGTGTGAATATATAACTGATGATGAGACCATATTCCAGGCGTTGAATATGAAAGCAGCGGTTGGAGCGCTGTATTCCGGGAAGAAGAATGATTACTTCGATAAACTCACGTTGAGCGAGAGAGAGACCATCATACAAGCTAGCTGTGAGAGATTGTACAATGCACAAATGGGGGTATGGAATGGGTCGTTAAAAGCTGAGCTGCGTCCGATCGAAAAGGTGATTGTAAACAAGACAAGATCATTTACGGCTGCTCCTCTGGATACTCTGCTTGGAGGCAAGGTTTGTGTTGATGATTTCAACAACAAATTTTATGCTCATCACTTTAGAATTCCTTCAAGTGTGGGGATGACAAAATTTTATGGCGGTTGGGACAGGTTGTTGAAACTCATGCCTGCTGGTTGGGTCTATTGTGATGCTGATGGTTCCCAATTCGATAGCTCACTGTCCCCATTTTTAATAAATTCAGTGCTAAATCTACGATTACACTTCATGGAAGATTGGGACTTAGGTGAGCAGATGCTTAGGAACCTATACACGGAAATCGTGTACACACCGATTGCAACACCGGATGGAACAATCGTGAAGAAGTTTAAAGGAAATAATAGTGGACAACCATCAACAGTCGTTGACAATACCATCATGGTTATGATGGCGGTCCATTATTCACTCATTAAGAATGGCATTGAGGATATACAGTCGGTGTGTCGGTACGTTGTAAATGGGGACGACCTGATGATTGCAGTGGATCCAAATCACGAGTATTTGCTAGACTCAATGGCACAAGATTTCCATCAGCTGGGACTTAATTACAACTTTGGTTCAAGAAGCCGGGACGTAAAAGAGTTATGGTTCATGTCACATAGAGGTATCGAGAGAGATGGACTCCTGATTCCGAAGCTTGAAATGGAGAGGATTGTATCTATACTTGAATGGGACAGAGCCGATCTACCCGAGCATAGGCTCGAAGCCATATGCGCTTCCATGATCGAAGCCTGGGGGTACGATGAATTACTGATGTGGATTCGAAGATTCTATTCCTGGGTTCTGGAACAAGCTCCATACCATGATTTGTCCGAAGTTGGCAAGGCCCCATATATCTCTGAGGTGGCGTTGAAGGCATTGTACACAGGAGTAGATGCCCATTCTAGTGAGCTGGCTGTTTACACGGGGATATTCTCTCAACTAGGATTGCAAGATTTGGCGGAGCCAATGAAGTTTCAAGTTGACGAAACACTCGATGCTGGAGAAGAGGAGAGAAAGAGAAAAGAAAAAGCAAAAATAGAGCAAGAGCAAGCAAGGGATGCCCAAGACCGTCAACTTGCAAATAAAGGTGATCAGACGGTAGCAGGCGGATCCGGGGTCCGTGACAGAGATATTGATGCCAGCACTGTTGGCACATTTACAGTCCCCAAGCTTAAGAGCATGTCATCCAAGCTTGCTTTGCCAAGGGTTCAGTCCAACCCCATCGTTAATTTGGACCATTTGTTGATCTACAAACCTGACCAGAGTAGAATCTCAAACACAAGAGCAACAGATCAGCAATTTCGTAGCTGGTACCAAGGTGTTCGGGCAGCGTACGAACTGACAGATGAAGAGATGCGGATAGTCATGAATGGTTTGATGGTTTGGTGTATTGAAAACGGAACTTCACCAAACATCAATGGAATGTGGGTCATGATGGACGGAGATGAGCAAGTTGAATATCCGATAAAACCGTTGATTGACCATGCAAAGCCCACTTTCAGGCAAATAATGGCACATTTTTCACCATTGGCTGAAGCATATATTGAAAAGCAGAACACAGAGCGAGCATACATGCCAAGGTATGGCTTGCAAAGGAACCTCACTGACATGAGTTTGGCTCGGTATGCATTTGATTTCTATGAAATGAATTCGAGAACACCCGTCCGAGCTCGTGAGGCCCATCTCCAAATGAAAGCAGCAGCGATCCGCAATGCTCATAATCGCTTATTTGGTCTGGATGGAAATGTCGGGACGACTGAAGAGGACACGGAGAGGCACACAGCAAATGACGTGCGCCGTAATGTTCATCATCTGATGGGCGCACAGCTGTAAATCCTCGATTTATAGCTCTATTCCATATTCCGTGTGGATCCATAATATCTATATTTCCGTAGCGGTATCCTTTTCTATATTTATGCTTATGTCCCAGTGAGCTTTTAGCTCCTTTGTTGTGCATAAATCCAATCTGCTCTAGGGGTTGAGAAGTAGTGAGGTGTTCCTCGTTTTCAGCTCTTCTTTGCAGTGCGGG